CCGTTAGCAATACGGCTGTTGCTACCAGTAAGGGTAACAAAGAAACCGGAAGCAGAAGGTGTGGTATTAAGGCCAACACCCACAGCGGGGCCAAGACCCAGAACAGGGGAAGCGGAACCGCCACCAACACCGCTACTGACTACATCACCGCCGTCAACACGGACGGACAAACGATATACATAAGCACCAGAAGGTACCTTGATGCCGTCAGTAATGTCAGCACGAACATCCTTGTATGCGTCCGGAGAAGGAACGATAACAGAGGCAGTGGTGAATGCGACGTTAGCACCATTCAGACCCGAGCTATAAGCCTGGGTGTAATAGTCGATTTGGTTGGTACCCAGAGCTTGGAACGACAGATCGACGTAGCCAATAGCTTGTTGGGCAATCCAGCCAGGTTGGAACACCACGCCAACAGGACCGCCAATAGGCTGGTTGCTGTAGGTGGTTTCGGTATCGTTCTGGTTACGGAACTGGAAAGACTTTTCGTCGTGCCAGTAACGAAGAACGTTGGTGTAGTTCCCAGGATAGATCTTGGAAACTTGAATCTGGTTAGCGTTAGTAGTCATGGTTAATTACCTCCTCAAACGTTGAATGAGTAGGCAACAGACACGAAGTCAGCGTTCAGAAGTTCAAAACCTGCGTACAGGCTCCAAATCATCATGATGAAACGGCTGAAATCGTCGTTGTTGTTGAGCAACACTTGGGCATTATTGCCACCGATGCCAACACCAACAGCCTGAGGACCGAAGAACATACCGATTGCACTGTCGTACGTAGACGCAGTACCACCGATAGTTGCCGCAGCAGTTTGAGAAGGCATGTTGGTGGATTCAAAGAATCGCACACCTTCAAAAACGAAACCAGTAGGCATGATGGGTTCGCCAGCCACGAAAGTAGCTTGGCCGAAACCTTGACCCATGTAGATAGCAGCGTTAGGCTGCATAGCTGACATGAGGGGATTGATCTGACCGTTGCCGGGGTAGCGAGCCACCTCACGGAAGTCAGAGTTCTGACGCAGGTGCATCAGGAAGGTAGGATCGCAAACGCAACGGTAGAACCCATCTTGGTAGGTGGGGGTATTACGCTTACGCAGGGACTTGACCACCCGAAGAAGGTCATCCTTAACGTCAAACTTGGCTTGCTCAGAGTTGGTGTAGGTCAAAGAACCAACAGCCAAATCGCCAGGGTAGTAGTAACCACCTTGGGTATCTGAAGACTTGCCCTTAGAAACAGCTTTCAGGAGTTCGTTGATGAACACCCGATCGCGCCACCGGCGATAGTCATCCAGAAGGGTGAGGCTACCAATGGATTGGTGGAACGCAGTAAGGTTACCGGTATCGAGCAGCAAACGCTGAGCGGTAATTAGTGTCTCACGTGCGATCTTAAAAGTGCTAGCTTGTGTAGGATCGTTAGGATCTGCAGGACCTGTGTACTCACGAAGAGTCACCAGCACCTTATCCTTAACGATATTGCGGCTGCTAGCAGTACCGATGGTTTGCTCTGCAGTACGCTCACGTGATTCCTTGCTGCCTGGGTTTCCCCAGAACCTGTACCTGTCAAGCTGCACAGTCTGCCCTGGCTGCTTACTGAAGTCATGAACGACTACAGGCTCCGCAGCCATCTCTACAACGTACGCAGGATGCGGACGGTACAGTTCGGCACCGAGCAGCTTCGGAAAATCATTATCGACGAACAAAGCGTCAATCTCCGAAAAACTACTCTCTTATTTTAAATTGTTTTTATGTAACTAGTGTACTACTTGTCGCGTTTATAGCGTTAAATGCTTTTCTGATTACTACTGTTGACTGAAGGACTAAACCGATGAGGAAGAGCGCGAATACCCTCACCACCCACGCCGTAAATAGAACCTAGGTTAAAAGCATACCTAGAGGACTTACCTCGATACATGTAATGGGTCGGAGCGCCCATAAAACCGGGAATACCCGTATAGTAACTTTCGGTAAAAGTCTGACAATAAACCGGAGGATTATAAACCCACTCGGTACGAGATCCTGTAGTTGCTCCTGCAACAGCTTCTGTGGTTAATAAAGCACCCATATGACGTGGGTGACTAACACCGCCGCCCGTAGTGCCTTCCGAAGTAGTTAAAGAAGCAGGCGTATTGTATGGGTCGTATGTTTGAGTCGAAGGTGCGTACCCTCCGTAATATGTATACGCTCCCATATCCCGCACACCGTATTGCGGGTTATAGGATGTTAAAACTTTGGCATTTGCAATCGTCTGGGTAGTGTATCCACGGAAGCCGTTATAGATGCTTAGTTGACCACTGGGCGAATAGTACTTATAGTCGTAATCAGACCAAAAACCAGAGATAGCAGTAGGTACAGCTCGCCAAGCATCTACTACATAAGCACCAGAGTTAGGTGGACCGATAACGGGACGCCCGTAATCGTTGCCTACATCATTAACCCCGTACCAAGAAACTTGATTTCCTAACGAATCAATGTACCCGCTAGAAACTACTAGATATTTTTGAGTGAGTAAAAGATTATCGTCTGTGTGATTTGGCCCACCTTGAAGTTGATGCGGGCCTGTGTCGTACTTATAATTAACCAGCGAAATGTAACCCACGAGATCCGTGCTTAGGGCTACTTAAATTATACCTATAGCAAGTTAAGCAACAGGAGGAGTTGCTTTTTCATCAATTTTAGCTAAATCTAAAGCAACATTTGTCATATCTGTTTGATATTCTTTTTTAAATGCAGCTAATTCGGCTTGCAACGCTTCAATTTGAGCAATAAGCTCAGGAGAATTAGGTTCGGAACGACGCCGAGAGTGTCCTATATGTTGAACCATGATCAAGATCCTTTATTTTCAGTATACTTCTGGGCTTTCTTTTTTGCTTTGACGTGTTCAGGTAGATTTCCGTGGGTTTCGTGCTCATATTCCCGGACGGTAGACTCAGGAATCTCTCCGCGTTCGGCTTTTGCGTAAAAAAGTTTACGTTGAGCTTCTGATCTAAAGGGAGCCATAACAAAACTTGCAAGTTGCGGTATAAAAAAATAACCCTAATTCGTGTTTTAAGCGAACTAGGGTTTATTTTTCATTCAACGGAGGCTATCAAGCAGCATCCAGGAACAGGAGCTTCTGACGGAAAGCGTCAGGGCTCATTTGACTCAGGAATCGCCACGCCTGTTCGGGGTTTTGATTCATGGTGTTGGAGAAACCTTCCCACTGAGTGCCGGGATCTTGACGCACAGGGCCGCCAGCAGAGGCAGGAACGGCAGGCATGTCATAACGGGGTTGGTAACCCGCTTGAGGCTGGTAAGAGGTCTCGTCGGCGTCCACAGGGTACACTTCGGTGAAGAAGCGATTTGTGTAGTCGGCCAACTGATCCGGATCGGTCAAGATATGCTCCATGGCAGCACCGCGACTAGCGATAGCTTCCATCCGCTCGTTTTGAGCGATCAGAGCATCTTCCAGAGTTACGGAATATTGGTTAAGAATCCCAGGAGCTTCGATACCGAAGTGGTTAACGACCTGAACGGTTGCGGCGCTTAGCTGGGGGGTTTGTTGTCCTGCCGTAGAAGTCGGTGAGGAAGTTTGGGTCGTAGATGCGTTGTTGGAGTAGGTCGGCGCTGCCGTAGGGGCTTGATAAGCCCAGGGTTGGCCCTGTAAATTCGGACTGTACTGAGGAGTAGCCTGCGCCGTTGTTTGGTACTGCGGAGACTGTGCTGTTTGGCTGGGGAAGGGGGACATTCGTGAGACCACCCGCTCCAGGCTGCCCATCGCTGCTTCCCACGGATTCGACGGGGAGGACGCGGACGGATACTGGTTGTACTGGTTGCTGGTAGAAAGGCCCGTACCCTGTTGCGCCTGCGACGGCGCTTGGAGCGTAGGTACCGAAGCTACCGCCGGGGTACTGGTTTGCGCCACCCACTGGGGGTAGGCGGTTGAGCCCTGGTCCGAGGGCGCCGCCTGGGGGGCTGCTACCGCCGGGGCTACCGGGCTCGGGATTGAAGCTTGGATCTGCTGGCTCATAGCTACCCGAGTAGGTTAGTTCTTGCGCAAGGTGGTCGAACGTCCTATATAACAAGGGCGTCAGGTTTAATCTTGGATCTGCACCGAGTGGCTGATCCGGAGCAAGTGGATGTGGCGTTTGCAACATCTGTGATAATAATACTAAAAATTGTTGGAATGCGCTTTGAGTTTGTTGAATCATTCTAAAAGGAAATCCTTTTAGCATCTCTTCACGTTCAGTATCGGTCTTATCTGGGAACAGGTATCGCAACGCTTCCACGCTGTCAACCCCTAGCTCTTGTAAGTTCCGAACAACAATAGATTTTTGATTTATATCGTAAGCGGTGTCCTCATAAACATCTCCTTGATACCGGTATGTAACTGTCCGATCTCCATCAGGAGGTAGACCAAATACACCTTCAGGTACGGAAGATGTGGATAAAGCCTCCCGCATCAATTGATCCAGCTTTGCATCAAACTTTCGTTGGTCTGATGAGAACCTAGTGGCTTCCTCTGCAGAACCATCAGCAGCAGGTTTTACTGGTTTAAGCTTAATAACTAGAGCAAAGCTCTTTTTGAACATCTGTTCTTGGTGGAACAGCATCATTTCCAGTAACTTACAGAAACCATAAGTAAGGAAACTTTTATTTTTTCGGATAGCCGTGGCCTGAGCCCGACCCATAAGACCTTTAATTTCTGTCGCAGTAGCCCCGGCAGAAACCGAGATTTCATCCACACCGCCAAGAGCTGTACGAATTTCTTCCCGAAGAAGAAGTGCCCAACGATTCATATCCCCGTTAACGGGGTCTGGTGTCATGTAACCAACCCGATCGGAAGGTTCGACATTTGCAATAATCCGAGGAACACGCAAACCGCCGATCATCCCGTGCGAACCAAAAGGTTCACTCACACGAGTTGAAGGAGTATCCCTACCACCAAACCCACTTTGGCTACTGATGGTCGGACGGAAGGTGCGATCAGAATCACTAGCTTCGACCAGATCACTACGTGGGCGGGAACTGATCAGAGTCGGGTTACCAAAGAACTCGATATTTTTAGCAATATTAGAAATAAGCGTATCGTGTAAAACGATCTGCTCCATAAAAGGTTCAAACTCACCTTCACCAGAGGTGCCGCTACTGTCAGGTTTGTTTAAAACCTCCACGGCGGGAATAAAACCTAGGGTGTTTTCCCTGGAATTATTGGCAGTCATTACACCGCCGGGTTCTAAATCAAAACTCAGTTCTGTGTTGGATTCAAACTCGGCAATCTTTGAATCTGTTATAGAAATCCGGACGTACCTTTCGTTCAGACCTGAGATTTCAGAAGGTAATCCAAGATTGGAGTTACGAACTTTATATTTATAAATAATAACGACTTCTTCAATATTTCCATTTACATCGTGATACACACGATATTGATCCTTGGGGAAAAAGTAAATTTGATATTTTAATTTAGGATCAGGGCGAAAGTAAAAAAGTCCGCAACCATCAATTAAAAAGTTCCTAATAATAGACGGAAGTCGAATATCAAATTTATTTAAAGTAAGTAAATCATCAATAAATCTTGACCTAGACCGATACGTGTCTTGTTCGCAATAAAAAGTAAGCCCTTTCT